GTTGTAAGGTTTTAGGTGTTATGTTATTTTTATTAATTATAATTATAGGTTTACAATTAACTGGATGTTCTTGTCCACCACCACCACCATCTGATTATATGGATGAAATAGAGATGAAAAATTTTGCGTAAAGTTATAAATTGTTTAAAAGAAGATAACCCAGTTATCAATAAAAAATTGAGAAAGGTTTCAGTAGATGAAGGACTCAAAATTGCAGAAGAACTTCTTAACATATTATCCAAGAGAAAAGATGGCATTGGTCTTGCGGCTAATCAAGTTGGTTACGATGCTGCTGTTGCTGTGGTTAATGTTAGGGAGCCACTTATATTAATTAATCCTGTTATTAAAGAACAATGGGATGAGATAGATTATTATGAAGGATGTTTATCTTTTCCGAAAAAAGGTGTACATACAAAAAGGTATAAGAATATAATTATACATACAGAGCAAGAAGAAAGTGATTGGTATCTTAGTGGCGCAGAAAATCCATCAGATGGCAAAGGTAGTTGGGAAAAAGATCAGTATAATAAAGAAGAGCAAGAATTAAGAATACTTGAATCTGTATGTGTTCAACATGAAATAGATCATTTAAATGGGATTACTTGTATAGATAGAGAGTATAAAAAAGAACCACTTAAAGTTGGACCTAAAATAGGTAGAAATGAACCATGCCATTGCGGTAGTGGAAAGAAATATAAAAAATGTCATATGGGAAAATAAAAATGAAAAATAAAATAGAATGTCATAGTTATTATGAGGGTCGTATACGTTATATGGCGTGTATGAATTGTGGTGAATATGAAAAAGTAGGTGATTCGGCTTTAGGATTAAAATGTAGTAGATGTGTGCAAATGATAGTTGGGTTTCCAGAAGAACCAAGGGGTTATAAACCTACAGGTCGTCCAGCAGGATGGCATTTTATGTCTGAGTATGTTGATACAGATGGTAATGTATTTCATAGAGGTAAAGAACAACCTAAACTTAAAGGTACATTAAAACCTACAAAGGTTAAGCCTCGAAAGAAAGCTAAACGTCGTACTAAGGAACAGATGTTAGTTGATAGACACAATAAGAAAAAGGCAGCACTTAAAGAAGCTGTACAGAAACAAAAAGATTTTTTAAACCATAATATAAAAAAAGGAAAATAACAATGAACGAAGGTAAAGTAAAATGGTTTGATACTAAAAAAGGTTACGGATTTGTAGCAGATTTAGTATCAGCTGGTAAAGATTACTTTGTACATTTTTCCGAGATTCAAACAGAAGGCTATAAGACTTTAGAAGAAGGTCAAAAAGTTACATTTGAAATCGGAGAAGGCCAAAAAGGCGAAGTTGCAAAGAATGTTAAAGTAATAAATTAATAAAGGATAGTGAATGACAATATCAGAAATTCTTAAAGAATTAGAATCAATTAGTTATCAACTAGATTCAACATCAAGTGGGTTTGTAGAAAATGATTCTGATTTAAGTGGTGCTAAAAATGATTTGAATTATGTACTTGATACTTTAGAAAAGCAGTTAAATATAAAATTAGAGGATATACAGATAGATGGCTGCTAAAAGAAAAAAGATTCCATTTCATATAGCTCATAATCTAAAAGAATACAGATTGCCTGAGGATTCGATTCACGAAGAAAAACATAGAGGTATCAGGTTTTTTGCAAAAGATGATGCAGATGCATTACTTTACGCCAAGAAAGTTGGTGGTGGATATGCCAAACTAGGTACTGATGGTAAGTACTTTCACGAAAAAGGAGAAGAGTATTAGATGTTTGAGTATCCACTATGGATAGGTGTAGTATTTTGGTCCATACCATTACTCATATATATGTGGATTTTGGGTATGTGGGCAAGTGCAAAAGATAATCAACTTGAAGAGGAGAAAGAAGAAATGACATTTATAAGAGCATTAGGTACAACTTTATTATGTGTACTAGTTGGTGTTATAGGAGTAGGTGGTGGTAGTTGGTATACAACTAATAAATTATTTGATCCACTTATTAAAGAAGTTAAAGGAATTACCTTTACTGCGCAAACTGTATTAAGACAAGTGAAGGGTTTTGCTACAAAGGAAGAATTGAGTATAAGATTAAAGAATACTAGTGATTCAGTACGAGAAGATATTAGTAATAATTTTAGTAAAAAAATTGAAGATGTCAATGAAAGACTTTTATTGTTATCAACCGAATTAATGGATGTTCATGTGCATATTGAACAACAATTATTTGATCTAGAAGATAGTACAAAATCTTTTGTAAACAATAAAGTTATTAAGACTGAAAAAGAGATTAAAAAACAACTTGGTGAAATGTATGATAGAGTTGATGTGTTATACAAAGACTTAGAGAAGTTATCTAGTACTATAGATACAGCAAAGGAAACATTTTTGGGAAAGCTTATTATAAAGTAGATGAGAAGAGCATTAACTTATGATGATGTAAATGTAGTTCCAAAATATTCAGAATTGGAATCTCGTGAGAATGTAAAACTTAATACGCGATTTACAAAGAATACAGAACTCACTATTCCAATAGTTTCATCACCAATGGATACTGTAACTGAATTAGATATGGCAAAGGAAATGATGGATTGGGGTGGTGTTGGTGTCATACATAGATTTCAGAGTATTGAAAAACAAGCTCGTATGATGAAATCATTACATTATGAATGGGATAGTTATTTTACACCATTGAGTGGTAATGATAACGAAGAAGAAAAAACTTTAGATAAAGTATGGGATGAATGGTGGGATAGTATAAAACATTGGACACACCCACCAGAAAAATCTGATTTTGAAGACTTACATGAAAGATTAGGATGGCGAGAACATATATTATCAGATGATGAGGTGTGGAAAAAAAGACCAAGATGTGCAGCTGTAGGAGTTACTGGAGATTATTTAGAAAGAGCACAAGAATTAGTAATGAACGGATGTAATGTTTTACTTATAGATGTAGCACATGGACATCATAAACTTGTAGGAGAAGCAATTGAAAAAATCAAAACCAGATTGGAACAAATCGAAGTTATTGCTGGCTCAGTTGCAACAGGAGAAGCGACTAAATACTTATGTGAAAAAGGAGCAGATGGACTTAGAGTTGGAATCGGAAATGGAAGCTTATGTGAAACGAGAATTAGAACGGGTGTCGGAATCCCTACGGTGTCTGCTATCATTGATTGTGTCGCCGTTGCTGATACTTATAACACTCCCGTTATTGCTGATGGTGGTATTCGCAATATTGGTGATGTGTGTAAAGGACTTGCTTGTGGGGCTGACTCGGTTATGTTGGGCTCCCTTTTATCAGGTACTAAAGAAAGTCCAGGGGAAATTGAAAAGATAGGTGAGTGGCCTAACGAAAAGTTATTTAAAAAATACAGAGGTTCTGCTTCATTAGATTCTAAAAAATCTAGAGGTAATAATAAAAATGTTGAAGGAAATCACAAAGCCATTCCATATAAAGGGAAAGTCAAGAGAATCCTTAAAGATATACAAGAGGGAATTCGTAGTGCTTTTAGTTATGTTGGTGCTAACAACTTATCTGAGTTTCATTCTAAAGTAGAATTAATAGAAGTTACAAGAGCAGGTCAAGTAGAAGCATTACCACATTTAATGGCTTAGTTTTTTTTTAGTTATGATACTTATGAAAAAGATGGAGTTATTAAATGAAGATAGATTTGGATAATATAGTAAGCTTATTAAGAGATGCGATTGAAGAAGAAGATTGGAAAATTGTAGAACAAGTGTTAGAAGTATTAAGAACAGAATTGGATAATCCTTTCAATGAATATGAGAAGGATGTGGATATTGATGAATATTAAATATGGGGCTGATCGGTTTCGACAGATGTTATTTGATAAGTTAGTGCAACGGAGATTGAGTAGATCTCGCTATAAAAAACTCACAAACTCAAATAGCGATAAATCGCTACAAGGGTTGGTAATTGATTGGCATTTAGCCGCATCAGAAATGGTGTCCGACGGATTCGTTGAACCTGTTTCAGATTATCAACCAACTTACGCTTACGCATAAGTTCTTGGGTTGTCTAACACCTGAGCATAAAATAAGTTAGACTGATCATTCGTTCATAGATTAGAATTCAAACAAATCTTTCAGTTAAACCATTCTGAGTAAAATGGGTATGGTGGGTTTGTTGGTGGACTACCGATTTGGAAACCAAACTAAGTTGTGAATGACTAATTATTAAAAGCAGACTGGACGTGGGTTCGATTCCCACCAGCTCCACAAAAAAAGTACTTGACAAAGGTAATTAAAAGTTGTATATTTATAGTTAACAAATGGAGAAATAAAAATGAAATCTGAAACAGCAATAGCATCTATATTTGTAGTAGTTTTAATAAATGCTTTTTATAGCGTTAATATATTTCAAAACAATAAAGAATTTTATGTTGGTGAAATGAATAAATTGTTGGAAAAAAATGAGGTTATACAAACAGAGTTAAATGAATTCCATAAATATGGTATAGAAGTGGATGTAACAATGTATCAACCTATACATCTACAAACGGATAATACTCCAAATATTACAGCAGACGGAACTCATATTAAAATTAGCAGAGCATCTGAATATAAGTTTGTTGCTTTATCTCGTAACCTTTTAAATCGGTGGGGTGGACCATTTAACTATGGAGATTTTATTTTACTTAGAGGAACAGATCATAAGGATGGTGTATATCAAGTTAGAGATACAATGAATCCTAAATGGGTCAACATGGTAGATATTCTTGAATCAACGGATGTTAAACCATATAAATATGTAGATGCACAAATATATAAAATGTCTTGGGTTTCAAACGTAAGTAATTAAACTAGAGGTTATATGTCTTTCGAAGATTTTTTCGATGAATTAAAATTCGATTACGAAAAAGAGAAAAAGAAGTTTATAGACAATCTTAATTTTTTAAAAGGAATGTCCGTACAGGAGATTACTCTTTATAAAAAATGGGAAGAGTTTAATAAAGATTTTTATTCTATGATGAAAAAAGGATCTAAGTTTGATGTATTGGAGAAGGTACTTTGGGTGCCAAAAAACATTTATAATAAAGAACAAACAATTTCTGAAATAGAGTTATTAAATCCAGTTGTAGAATTTGTAGAACAAGGAAATACTAAAGAAGTTGAAAGATGGACTTTATTGAGAAGATTAATTCATACTATGGAATTTAGTGCTAATCCTGGTAGAAATTTAAAGTTTTATGTTAAAGATAAAAATACAAATAAAGTTTTAGGATTAATTTGTTTAGGTTCAGATGTTACTTCATTGGGAGCTAGAGATAAGTTTATTGGTTGGACTAAAGATAATAAATTTAAAGATGGTAAATTAAATTATACTTCTATAGGAACTACTATATGTTGTGTACAACCGTTAGGTTATAATTTTTTGGGTGGTAAGTTGGTTGCTACTATGGTTACTTCTTCAGTAGTTAGAGATTTATGGAAAGAACTTTATGATCAAACATTAGTTGGGATATCAACTACTTCTCTTTATGGAATTCATTCAATGTATAATGGAATTCCACATTGGAAAACTCTTGGTGAATCAAAGGGTAGAATTAGTTTGAAACCAGATGATGCTACTTATGATACTTGGCATGATTGGATTAAAGAAAATAGGGCAGAGAGATATGTGAGAGAAACTACTCAAAAAGAAGGTATATCTGGTCCTGTTACAGGAATAAAACAAAAAATTATAAAGATGATTTATGATGAATTTGGTATTAAACTTAAAAATTATGAGCATGGATTTCAAAGAGGAATTTACTTTGCTAACATTTATGAAAATGGTAAGGAATTTTTACGAAAAGAAATTGGTGAAGAAGATTTGGTTATGAAAAAGAAGTATATAGAAGATGTTGATTATATTAATAAATGGTGGAAACCAAAAGCTATCAGAAGATATACAAAGTTATTAGATCAAAATAGAATAAAGCCTGAGAAGTTATTTTATGCAGATGTTTTAAATGCTTCGTGGGAAGAAACTAAAGAAAAATATCTTGGAGAAGTTGGTAGGTGAAAGTAACCGATTTCCAAATTGAACAAATTAACTACAAAACCGTTAAACCATTTATAGAAAAATGGCACTATTCAAGTAGTGTAAGGGGGTTACATATTGAACATTGTTTTAATTTAACTTCACCTGACGGCTCTTTTGGGTTACCCAGGATGATAGGCGCTATGATATATGGAAAGCCTGCTATGCCAGATGTGAGTAAAAAGTACTGTGAAGATAATCCTGATATTGTTTTAGAATTAAATAGGTTGTGTTGTATTGATGATACACCTAAAAATACGGAAAGTTATTTTATTGGTAAAACACTTAGATGGTTAAAAGAACATACTAAATATAGAGTTATAATTTCATTTGCAGATACTGCTCAAGGACATGAAGGAACAATATATAAAGCTACTAATTTTAATTATAAAGGTATGACGAGTGGAGCAAAAGCGTTGATGGTTGATGGTGAAAGATTTCATCAAAGAATGTTAACTAAAAAGTGTCCTAAAGGTGATGAAATTAGAAGAAGAATTAAAAGTAATGATAAGGATATTTGGACTGAGGAGTTACCACCAAAGCATATTTTTGTTTATTATTTAGATAGAAAATTAAAAAAAAAGTATAATTAAATGAGTAAAAAATCAAAAATGGGAGATAATGGTGGATTAGTAGAATATGTGGATAGGATATACCCAAATTCTTTTAAGTTTTTTGATGTTAGTGTTGGTGATAATCCAACTGAAGGTATACCAGAAGAGTATTTATGTGATGTATATACTGGAAAAAAAGATGAAAAAAAACTTATAGAATGTAATCATTGTAATGAATTGAAAGATTGGTCACACTATAATTGGGTACTTAAAGGCAATAGTAGAACAGGAAAGAAAACTTTGAATTCTAGAACTTGTAAAGAGTGTGGTGCTAAAGAAGCTAAAATTTTAAATGAAATAAAAAAATTAAATCCGCCGCCACCAAAGGGCACTTTTTGTGCTATAGAAGGTTGTGAAAATACTGATTTACATTGTGATCATAATCACAAATCTAAAACATATAGAGGTTATATATGCACACAACACAATACTGGATTGGGAAAATTGGGTGATGATATGATGGGGTTAGTAAGATGTTTTAAATATTTGATAGATACTTCAGATGATGAGAAAATAATAAAAAAAGTAAAAAAAGAATTATCGAAATTAATATAAATGAATATCTACAATTTTACTCAAGAAAAAGATAAAGATAAAGAATATAATTACAAAATTCTTGTATATCCAAATATAACATATATGCGAGACTTGGAAAAGGATTCTTATGTAGTTGTTTTACATAATGTAATTAAAGAATTAAATAAGATAAGAGATGATATTCATTGGACTATTTTATCACCAACTGATATTCAGAGTTTGACATTTGAAAATACAACACAAATTCCTATTAATCTACCATCTTATCCAAATGCTATGAGAGCACACTTTAATTTTGAAGAAATTAAAAAAGTATTGAGGTGGAAAGAAACAGATTATGATATATTGTATTCTCATTTGCCAGAACATACACTACAGTTATCTAATTTGTTTAATAATGAAACTAACATCTCACCAAAAATAGTTGGATATTGTCATTGGTTTGAAGTTCCAGAAAATACTGCTTATAGTAAAACAATGTTAATGCATAATATTGCTGGTATGTTAGAGATGGAAGAGTGTGGAGTAAATAGTAAGTGGTTAAAAAAATTGGTTTTACAAAAATGTAGTGATACTTATAAACAGAGTATAGTTGATAGGTTAGATAAAATAATTCAACCACATTATCTTGGCATAGATAAAGTTGATATGAAATCCATACCAACTGGCAATAATATTATTTTTAATCATAGAGATAATGAGTATACAGGTTTTAAATGGTTTATTAAACAAATGGATAGGTTATGGGATAAAAGACAAGACTTTACAGTTTATACCACTTTAGCAGATATAGATAGACCTTACGCTAAAAGAGTAAAGATAAGTAGTAGAGATGAATATTTAAAGTTTTTAAAATCTATGAAAGTAGGTGTAGGTTGTTTTCAGAAATATTCAGCTTGGTCAATATCAACAACTGATTCTTTAAGTATGGGTGTTCCGTATGTTTTACCGAATAAATTATGTTATCCCGAAATGGTAGGTGAAGATTATTCATTGTTATATAAAGACAGTAATGATTTTTTAAAAAAAATAGAGCAAGTATTAAGTAGTGGTTTTGTTAGAGATGTGGCAGTTATATATTTGAAGAAAGAAATTAGTGATTTTAAGTGGGAAAAAAGAATTCCATCTTGGTTTGATACATGGAACTTTTTAGAACCAAATAAATTTAAAATGATAGGTGATAAGAGCCAATCATATAATAAAATAGTAGATTTTATTCATAAAAAGAAATCAGTAAGTAAGAAAGATATATTAGAATATATGGGTTGGGGAGTTAGAATATCTTTTAGTGCTTACAGAAATAGGTTGCGTACAGAACCTACAATTAAATTAACAAAAAGTAGATATGAGGTTATAAAATGAAACTATTAACACCAGAACAGATCCATGAGAATTGGGTTAAACTTATAAATTTAATCAAAGATACATTTCCAGAAGATTATCCTGATAATAGAAGGGAAAAACTTCTTAATATGTATCATTATTTTGAGGATAGAATGTGTATGGCACCAGCAAGTGGTAAAGAACATTATCACAATGCACACGTAGGTGGTTATGTAGAACACGTTCTTCATGTAATAGATTGCGCAGTGCAATTGAAAAAGGTATGGGTAGATAATGAAGCTACAATTAACTTTACTGATGAAGAGCTAATTTTTGCAGCTATGCACCATGACTTAGGTAAAGTTGGTGATATGGATAAAGATTACTATGTTCCACAAGATTCAGAATGGCATAGAAAAAACCGTGGTGAAATTTTCACACATAATGGGGAACTATCATATATGACAGTTACGGATAGAGCAATATTTTTACTTAACCAGTTTGGTATTAAGATGAGTGAGAATGAATACATTGGTTTAAGATTGACTGATGGTTTATATGAAGAAGCTAATAAATCTTATTATATAAGTTGGAATCCTGATTGGGGATTAAAATCTAATATAGCTTATATCTTACACCAAGCTGATAGCATGGCGACTCACATTGAATATGATGAGTGGAAGCGTGGTGAAAATGTAGAGAAAGTAGAAGTTAAGGAAAGAGTTAAAAATATTAAAAAAGCTGTTGATGTAGAAGATAATAAAGAAGATGATGTTTTAAATAAAAAACATAAAGATTTATTTGATGAATTATTTGGAGAAGGATAATGTTATCAGAAATATTATTAGTAATTTTTATTATAGCAGATGTAGTTGGCTGTTATGTAATTTGGAACTTAATGAAAAAAACAGAAATGTTAGAAGATTGGGTAGAAACTTTTACTCAACGAATAGAAAGAGTTCAATCCGATTTAAAAGAAGTAGATTCTACAGGTCATTTTGAAGCAGATGATGAAATAGGAACTATATTTGAACAAATAAAAAATATAATAAATGAATTAGAAGAGTTAAAAGGAGAAGAAGTAGATGCCAGCTAAAATAGCAAAGAGAAAAAGAAAAAAGAAAAGTAGAAATTATTTTACTAATACTACAGAAAGAGCTATTATTAGATATAATAATTGTTCGGATCCTTTACTTAGGAATACAATCTATAATGATTATATTGCATATCCATTTGATAAGTTAGCAGAAAATATAATTCATACATTTAAATTTTATTACTTTGATGTATCAAGTGTAGATGTAAAACATGAAGTAGTTTCATTTCTTGTTATGAATATGCATAAGTTTGTTCCTGGAAAGGGAAAAGCGTTTTCTTATTTTAGTATTGTAGCAAAGAATTATTTAATTCTACATAATAATAATAACTATAAGAAAATGAAATCACAGGATAATATTGATGTGTTAGAGCATAAAAAACCTAAAAAATCTGTTAATCCTGATCCACTTTTTGAAGAAGAGTTTATAGAACAAATGTTAGAGTATTGGGAAAACAATCTTACAAATATATTTAGAAGGCAAAAGGATATTCACGTAGCTGATGCAGTATTGGAAATTTTTCGTAGAAGGAAGAATATAGAAAATTTTAATAAGAAAGCTTTGTATATTCTTATTCGTGAAATGACAGATTCTAATACTCAACATATTACTAGAATAGTTAATGTGATGAAAAAATATCATGGTAGGATGTATCATGAATTTTATTCTACAGGACAAATAGATACGGCTAATACAGGTTCTATTTTTTAATGTACCAAAATATATTTTGGGATCCATTTGGAAAAAAAGTACATTTATGGGATGATAAGGTAGGTTATAGAAAATTTCCATATAAGAAATATGCTTATGTTAAAGATTCTTATGGCCAATTTGTTTCTTTATATGGAGATAAATTAAAAAAAATATATAGATGGGATGCTGAACATCCTGGTTTGTTTGAAAGTGATGTAAATCCTGAAATTAGAACATTAGTAGACATGTATTCAGATTCGGATGAAGTATCTGAGGGTCATAAAAGATTATATTTTGATATAGAAGTTGAAGTTACAGATGGGTTTCCTTCTATTGAAAAGGCTGAAAATAAAATAACTTCGATAGCATTTTATGATCAAATTATGGATGAGTATTATTGTTTTGTATTAGATGAGAGAAATAGAATTACTAATTCTACAAACGGTAATGAAACTATAGAAGTTTTTAATTCAGAGTACGATTTATTAAATCGTTTTTTTGTAAAGTATATTGAAATAAAACCAACAATATTAAGTGGATGGAATATTGATAATTTTGATATTCCGTACTTGTTTAATAGAACGGTTAATACAATTGGAAAAAATATAGCAGAGTTATTATCACCAATTCAAGTTGTTAGATGGAGTAATTTTAAGAGGGGATATGAAATTGCAGGTGTGTCTGTTTTAGATTATCTTCATTTGTATAAAACCTTTACTTTTAGTCAACGGTCTTCTTATAGATTGGATGATATTGCTGAGTATGAAGTAGGTGAAAAGAAAATTAGTTACGAAGGAACATTGAATGATTTATATGATAATGATATCAATAAATTTGTAGAATATAACTTACAGGATGTTAAGTTAATAGATAGATTAGATAAAAAGTTAGATCATATTGATATTGCTCGAGGTATATGTCATATGGGTCATTGTCCATATGGAGATGTATTCATGCCTTCAAGATATTTAGAAGGTGCTATTCTTACTTATCTGAGAAAACTTGGTATAGTAGCACCTAATAAAAATCCTAAAGGTAGAAAGTTATTTGGTAAGGATGATAAGTTCGCAGGAGCTTATGTTCAAGAACCACAAAAGGGTAGACATAATTGGGTTTATGATTTAGATATTACTTCTATGTATCCATCTGTTATTCGTTCTTTAAATATATCTCCAGAAACTAAGGTTGGAAAGGTTATTGGTTGGAATGCAAAAGAATTTATTAAAGGAAATAAAAAAACTTACACTGTAGAGAGTGAAGGAAAAGAAATTGGTAAGTTTACTGAAACGGAATTAAAAGATTTTTTGAATAAAGCAAATTCTTCTATATCATCTAATGGAGTATTATATAGAACGGATAAAGTAGGTTTGATACCTTCTTTATTGACAAAATGGTTTGATGAGAGGGTAGAATATAGAAAGTTAGCTAAGAAATTTGCTGAAGATGGAGATGATGATAAGTATGGTTATTTTAATCGTAGACAACATCTACAAAAAATTCTATTAAATTCTATGTATGGAGTATTAGGGTTGCCAGTATTTAGATTTTATGATGTAGATAACGCTGAGGCTACTACTTTGACTGGTCAATCATTAATTAAATTTACCAGAACTATAGTAAATAACTTTTACAATAAACAATTAGAAGATGAAAAAGATTATTGTATTTATATTGATACTGATTCGGTTTTTTACTCTGCTATACCAATAGTTAAGAAAAGATTTCCAAATGAAAAATTAAGCGATGTAATGATGACTCAGAGAATTTTAGAAATAGCATCAGAAGTTCAGAATTATTTAAATGGATCTTATAATTATTTTGCTAAAAAGTTTTGTAATATAGGCAATCATTGTTTTGAGATTAAGCAAGAAGTGATTGCTAAATCAGGATTGTTTATTACTAAAAAAAGATATGGTATGAAAATTATTAATGATAATGGTGTTAAAGTTAATAAGATGTTAGTGAAAGGAATAGATACAGTTAGATCTAATTTTCCGATTGCTATGAGGAAGTTTTTAGGAGTGGTATTAGATGATATTTTAATGGAAGTACCAAAAGAAAAAATTGATGAAAAGATTATTGCATTTAAAAATAGAATGAAAGTCGCTGATTATAATCAAATATCAATGCCAACGGGAGTAAAGAATATTAAGAAGTTTATTAAAAAAGGAGACTATACTTCCATCTTAACACAATATAATAAGGGAACTCCTGTTCATGTTAAGGCTGCTATTTTTTATAATGATTTAATTAGGTACTTTAAGAAACAAAAAAAGTATCAATTTATTTCAGCGGGAGATAAAATTAAGTGGGTATATCTAAAACAGAATCCTCTTGGACTAGATGTAGTTGCTTATAGGGGACACGAAGATCCTCCAGAAATTATAGATTTTATAAAACAGCATATAAATTATAATAAAATATTTAACACTGCCTTGAAAAAGAAACTTGATATGTTTTATGGAGCATTGAATTGGGATGATATTGTAGATAAAGAAAAATCTATGGAGAAGTTCTTTTGAGTGTAAAGGATTTTACAGTGGAAGAAGTTCCGAGAAAATCAGTTAAGAACTTTATTGAGAAACATCATTATTCTCATAATGTAAATGGAATCCAACATCTTATTTGTTTTGGATTATTTAAAGAAGGTAGTTTTGGATTACCTAAAATGATAGGTGCTATGATGTACGCAATACCTTCAATGCCAAATACAGCTAAGAAATATTTTCCACCAGATCCATCTAAATGTATAGAGTTAAGAAGGTTGGTTTGTATAGATGATACACCATCAAATACAGAAAGTTATTTTATAGGGCAAACATTTAAATTATTGAAGAAGTTAACAGAATATAAAGTAGTTGTTTCTTTTGCTGATGGAGAATATGGACATACGGGAGTAATTTATAAAGCAACTAACTTTGAATATTGTGGTAAAACAGCCCCTGGAAGGACATTAATTGTTGATGGGGTAGAATATCATGCAAGATCTTTAAATCAACCAATCAAACCATATAGTAGGGAAATTAGGAAAAGGTATGATGCTAAAGATCCAAATATATATTGGAAACATACTAAACAGAAATATATTTATGTTTATTTTTTGAATAGGAAAGCTAAAAAAAGTTTTGATTTTGAGTCAATTAAACAATAGTTATTAATGGTTATAGTTATAGGAGAAAGTTATAATGAATAAAGTTAAGTTAAATCGTTTTGTTGAAAAGTATCACCTTAGCGGAAATGTAAATTCAGTTGCATTAGCAACCAAAGAAAATACTTTGAGTACTAGATTTATGTCTGGGGATAAGTCTCTTCTTGGAGAATTGGTAATGAAAAATTGGAGTTTCAAAGATTCTGAGATAGGAGTTTATGATACAGAACAGTTGGTTAAGTTACTTGGTGTATTAAGTGATGATATTATGTTGGAGTTAGTATCTAGTGGAGATAAAGCAGTAGCTTTAAAAATCAGTGATGCTGATGCGTCAGTAAATTATATGCTGTCTGATTTATCAGTTATCAATAAACCACCACAATTAAAAAATGTTCCTAAATTTGAATTGAAGTTGAAAGTTGATTCAACTTTTATTAAAAAGTTTATTGCGGGAAAAAGTGCATTGGTGGAAACGGATACATTTACAGTTATTACTGATAACGATAGTGTTAAAATTGTTATAGGTTATGCTACAATTAATACTAATCGTGTTACAATTCCTGTGGAAACTGAAACATATGAGAATATGGATAATATATCTTTTAACGCTAACCTTTTTAAAGATGTACTAGTAGCAAATAAGGAATGTGAATCAGCAACATTAGAAGTTAGTTCTCAAGGTTTAGGTAGGATTAATTTTCAGGTGGATGATTATAATGTTACTTATTACTTAGTATCAGATTCAAAAGCAGACTAATGGAAAAAGAAGAGAAGTATGTTGACGCTTCTCGTGTTTGGATAGAAAAAATTCCAAAGCTATTAGCTAGTAGATTAGTAAAGAAATATCATTATAGTGGTAAATTATCTGCTTGTAGATATTCTTTGGGTGTTTTTTATAAAACAGATAGAGAGCACAAATTTTTTGATGACACTGAAGAAGAATTGATAGGTACAATAACTTATGGTTTTCCAAAAGGTAGAAGAGTAGTAGGATCTATTTTTAAAGATGATATCATAGGAAATAAAAATATTTTAGAGTTGACTAGATTGTGTATAAAAGAAGGATATGGAAAAAATATTGAATCGTATGTTATATCTCAATCGTTTAAATGGTTAAAGAAACACGCACCTAAAATAAGAGTATTAGTTTCTTATGCAGATCCAGATCAAAATCATTCTGGATTTGTATATCAAGCTACTAATTGGTTATATCAAGGAAGTGGTGCATTTCAAATGGCGCCAACCTTTTCTTTAAAATTAAATGAAGAAGATGAGTGGATGCACTCTAGAAATGTTTATGGTAGATGGGGAAGTAGTAATGTTGAACATCTTAAAAAGAAGATAGGTCATACTTTTTGGTTAAAGAAAGAAGCAGAAAAACATAGGTATATATATTTTCTTGGAAGTAAGAAAGAAAAGAAACTATTTATGAGTAACATAAAGCATAAATTATTTCCGTATCCAAAGGATACAAATTATAAAGCAGAAATTACAAAGGTTGAAGTTACAAAAGGGATTTTTGATGAATAATAGTTTATGGGTAGAAAAGTATCGGCCTACCACACTTGATACTTATATTGGGAATGATCATCTCAAAAGTAAGGTCAGGGTTTACCTAGAGAGTGGCGACTTACCACATCTTTTACTGTACGGTAAGGCTGGTACAGGTAAGACCACTCTCGCTAAATTACTTATTAATAATATAGAATGTGATCATTTATATATTAACGCATCAGATGAAAATAATGTAGATACAGTTAGAACTAAAGTTAAGAACTTCGCTTCAACTATTGGTTTTAAAGATTTTAAAATAATTATTCTCGATGAATGTGATTATATAACTCCTAATGCACAAGCGGCATTGCGGAATCTAATGGAAACCTTTAGTAGACATTGTAGGTTTATTTTAACTTGTAATTTTGTTGAGAGAATTATTGATCCAATTCAAAGTAGGTGTCAGTTATTCGAAATAATACCACCATCTAAAACAGAGGTAGCTCAAAGATTAAATGAGATTTTGGAAGAGGAAGAAATTAGTTATGAATTACGAGATTTGAAAATATTGATAGATTCTAATTATCCTGATATTCGTAGAACAATTAATTCAGCTCAAAGAAATGTAGTTAATTTACAGTTAAAATTAGATACGATTAGTATCATTCAAAATGATTATAAACTGAAGTTATTGGAAATATTAAAAATAGAAGATAAAAAGAATGCATTTAAAAACATTAGGCAACTTCTAGCTGACAATCAGGTGAGGGATTTTGCAGATTTATTTAGATTACTTTATGATGAAGTTGATACTTATGGTAAAGGTCATATAGCAGAATGTATTTTGATTATTGCAAAATATGAACTTTCAGATGGTCAAGTTATAGATAAAGAAATAAATGCTATGGCAATGATAATAGAATTATTAGGAGTTATAAAATGAATATGAAGGCACGTAAACCGTTACCAAAAGCACAAGGTACGGTTGATTTAAAAGAAGCAGAAACTATTAAATGTAGTAAGTGTAGTAATTATTTATTTATTACATCATTCGTATTAAAAAGATTATCCGCCATACTTTCACCTACAGGACAAGAAGCTATGATTCCAGTTCAGGTATATAGTTGTGGTAATTGTGGTGCTGTTGCAGAGGGATTTTTAGAAGGTAGTGGTATAGAAGAAGAAAAACCAAAAGAAGATTCATTATTTAGATCGGATTTATGAGTGAAAAAAAAGATAAACAAAAGAAAGAAAAACCAGTTTTTCATAAAAGAACTGATGCAGGTAAAGGTGATAAACCACGAGTTGGTATAAGTTATGAGGAGTGGGGCAAGAAGTGGGAAGCAATCTTCCGTAAAAAGAAAGAGCCTGTTCAATCATATAAGTCAGGTTACAGCGGTTCAGAATCCTAATTATTGGGAAGAGATATCAGACGAAGATAAGAAGTCTTGGTCTAATTATATGACACATAGATTTTTATCTATGAAAATGGAATGGATAGAATTAGTAAATGAATTACAAAAATATAATTTACAATCAAAAGATTTATACAAACTTTATATTAATGTTATACCGAAAAGCAAAGTTTGGTTAAAATATATTAAAAGGAGAAAGCAAATGGAGTATCCACGATGGGTTTTAGAAATAGTAAGTAAAGATTACCAAGTAAGTCTTTTAGAAGCAAAATCATATGTTGACACTTATTTGATGTCAGAAGGTGGCAAAATTGAATTAAGAGAAATATTACTGAAGTATGGTGCAGATTCTGTAGAAGTTGAAAAGTTAAACTTAGTATAGGAGAATGTTATGAAAGATTTTGATAATCTATCTTGGAACATAACAAAATGGAAAATAGAAGCAGAGAGTGCACATAATGATGGGTGGACTCAGAATTATTATAGAGAAAAGCTTTTAAAAATAAAAAATAAATCTAAAGAGTATTCTGAAGATATACCGAATTATAAAATTCATGGAAAAAGCAAAAACAATAAGTTATAGTCAATTTTCAATGTGGGCACAATGTCCATTTCGTTGGAAATTAAATTATATAGATGGATATCGTCAATTTACTGATAATATTCATACTTTATTTGGAACTTCTATGCATGAAGTTTTACAAACATATCTTACAACAATGTATACTGATACAATAAAAACAGCTGATGCGTTATCGTTGGATAATATGTTATTAGATATAATGAAAAGTAATTTTTTGAAAATTATTAAAGGAAATGGTGGAGTAGAATTTTGTACAAAAGAAGAGATGAATGAGTTTTATCAACATGGGTTGATTATATTAGAATGGTTTAAGAAAAAAAGAGGGATGTATTTTAGTAAAAATGGTTATGAGTTAGTTGGTATTGAAGTTCCGATTGAATATGAATTGCCAAATAAAATTAAGTTTATTGGATATATTGATGTATTAATAAAAGATTTAGTTAGAGATAGATATAAAATCATAGATATTAAAACTTCTACTATGGGATGGAATAAGTGGCAAAAAGCTGACAAAAATAAAACTAATCAATTACTATTATATAAACAATTTTATGGTAAACAAAATGATATACCATTAGATAAAATTGATGTTGAGTATTTTATTGTTAAAAGAAAGTTATATGAAAAGGTAGACTTTCCACAAAGGAGAGTTCAAACATTTATACCAGCAAATGGTACACCAAGTATTAATAAAGTTACTTCTGAATTGAAAAGTTTTATAGATGAATGTTTTATAGATGGTCAACACAATAAATTATATAATTATAAGAAGATAGCTACTACAAAAAATTGTAAGTGGTGTGAATTTAGAGATAAACCAGATTTGTGTGATAGGAAAAACTAATGAATTTTTTAAGAGTAAATTTAAGAATAAAATTAAATAGTTTTATTGGTACAGAATTGGAAGGTAAAATAATTGATAAGATTAATGACACTTATAAAAAAATAAACTATCCTTTTAAAGTATATCTTTGGTTTGATAATGATGAAATAATAAGTGATGAAAAATTAAAAGAATTTGTAAAAGAAAAGTTGGGTGTATTACCAAATAAAACAATTATAAAACCTCTTGAAAGTGTGCATTTGGGTGAATTTGCTTGGTTTGATATAGTATCGTTTGAGGATATGGATAATGATAAATTAAAATCTAATTATAGATTTAGATATATTTATAATAGAAGTGAACAAATTTTAGAAGGATTAGAATATTTTGAGGAAATTTTGTTTTTTTGTTTAAAACCTAAACCAAAAAGGCAAAAGAGGAATGACTACGAGGATGAATAAAATAGCTATAGTTGGAAGTAGAAAATATGAAAATAAAACTAAAATAAAGAATTTTGTATTTAAATTGAAAGAGAGATTTGGAGATGAAGTTGAAATAATTAGTGGGGGGCAGAAGTATGGAGCCGATGGATATGCTAAAAAGTTTGCTTTGGAGTTTGATATGAAGTATGTAGAATTTCCACCTGAACATTATCCTTATAACCAACACTGTATTTCAGAAAGATTTAATTATGGTAAGAAATATAATGTTTCAAACTATTTTAAAAGAAACAAACAAATAGCAGAATATAGTGATTGTATTATAGCTTTTATACCAGAAGATATTGAATCTAGTGGAACTATAAATACTTTAGTACAAGCTGAGAGATTGAATAAAAAAATTGTTATTATCAACTGAATTGATATATATGTATAGAGAATTATTATGGCTTTAAAATTAACAACAGTAAAATTATTAGAAGAATTGTATAAGGAATTCAAAACTATTAGCTTTGAAAAAGAGTTTACTTTACAAAAACTAGTAAATAGATCAATGGATCTTTATGTTTCTGATAAAAAATTTAAAAAGTTAATTGAGGAACATAGGGATTTAAAACCGAGTGGGAGTAATTTATAGATGAGTGAAATAGGAAGTAAAGTAAGTGAGAGAATACTTGATAAAATTTATGATACTTTGGTTAAAATGGATCAAAGATTAGAGATTATAGAAGATAGCATTAAAAATGAGCAAGTATATAAGGATAATAAGTGGTATAAGGATACCAGTAAACAGTTATTACAAGATTAAATACTAAAGAGGTTATATGGCTAGTGAAATTAAATTACCGAAATTAAAAAAAACTACACCTAAAAGAGAAAAGAAAAAGATATTACTATTATCAGATGATTTACGAATGTCTTCTGGTGTCGGAACTATGTCTAGAGAAATAGTTCTTGGAACTTTAGAAAACTTCGATTGGGTACAGCTTGCGGGCGCAATAACACATCCAGAACATGGAAAAATAGTTGATATGAATGATTCTGTTAGAGAGGAAACTGGAGTAACTGATGCTAGTTTGAAAATTTATCCTACTAATGGTTATGGTAATCAAGAGTTATTACGTGAAATAATGGATATGGAAAACCCTGATGCTATTTTACATTATACAGATCCAAGATTTTGGGTATGGTTATATCAAATGGAACATGAGATTAGAACTAAAATTCCTATCTTCTATTATAATATTTGGGATGACTTACCTTATCCAATGTATAATCAATTTTTTTACGAGTCATCTGATTTGATTATGAATATATCTAAACAAACTGTTAATATTGTAAATAATGTAGCACAGAAGAAACCCAGAACAGAATGGGATAATACATATGTTCCCCATGGTATTAATGAGGAACATTTTTATCCTATAGATGAACTGCATACAGAATACAATGATATGTTAAATTTTAAAAAACACGTTCTTGAGGGTAGTGATTATGATTTTATTTTATTTTATAATAATAGAAACATTCGTAGAAAAATGCCAGGAGATCTTATATTAGCATTTAAAACTTTTTGTGATATGCTTCCGAAAGAAGAAGCAGAAAAATGTGCATTTTTATTGCATACACAACCAGTTGATGAAAATGGAACAGATTTGCCTGCAGTAGTAAGCGCTTTAGCTTCAGAATATAATTACCATTTTTCAGTTGATAAGTTAGATAATCAAAAAATGAATCATTTAAATAATATTGCAGATGTAACAATTAATATTGCATCTAATGAGGGATTTGGTTTAGGTACTTGTGAATCACTTATGGCAGGAACACCAATTATTGTGAACGTTACAGGTGGATTACAAGATCAGTGTGGATTTAAATATAAGGGAAAGCATGTAACTGCTAAAGATTATAGTTGGATACATAGTTTACATGATTATGAAAAATGGGAAGATAATAAAGATTTAACTTATGGTGAGTGGGTAAAACCAGTCTGGCCTAGAACCCGTGCTTTAGTTGGTTCACCACCTACACCTTATATTTTTGATGATAGATGTAGATGGGAAGAAGTTGCTTATAAAATAAAAGAATGGTATGATGTGGGAGATGATGAAAGAAGAAGGTGTGGAGAGTTAGGAACAGATTTTGTAAAAGGTAAAGATGCTATGATGACTGCTAAAATGATGGGTCAAAACTTTACTGATCATATGAATACAATGTTTGATAAGTGGCAACCAAGAAAACAATTTAGTATCTATAAAGTATAGAAGGGTATATATATGAAACCAATAGTATTAGTAACAGCACCAGTAGTAACACGTTCTGGGTATGGTGCGCATGCAAGAGATATAGTTCGTTCATTAATTGCTATGGATAGATTTGATGTTAGAATTTATCCTGTAAGATGGGGGAGTACACCGTGGAATGCGTTGAATGAAAATGATGAAAATGATAAACCCATCTTAGAAAGGTTATTAAAGACTCCAAACCTTGAGAGACAACCCGATGTTCACATTCACATTGTAGTTCCAAATGAGTTTGCAGCTATGGGTAAATATAATATAGGGATAACTGCTGGAATAGAAACAAGTGCATGTCCTCATTCTTGGATCGAGGGATTGAATAGAATGGATTTAAATATAGTACCTTCTACTTTTTCAAAAGAAGTTTTAGAGGAAGTAGTGTATGATCAAATAGATGATAGAACTAAAAAAAGGGTAGGTGAAGTAAAATCAACAAAACCTATAGAAGTATTGTTTGAAGGAGCGGATACTAATATTTTTAAGAAAGTAAAAACTTCAGATATAGATATAAAAGAAGAATTTAAAGAGATTAAAGAAGATTTTTGTTTTCTATTTGTAGGACATTGGTTACAGGGAAATATAGGAGAGGATAGAAAAGATTGTTATATGCTAGTTAAAACATTTTTTGAAACTTTTAAAAATCAAAAAAATAAACCAGCATTGATTATGAAAACAAGTTCTGCAACTCCTTGTATTTTAGATAGAGAAGAACTTTTTAATAAAATTAATCATATGAAAAGTACAGTTAAAGGAGATTTACCAAATGTATATTTATTACATGGAGATTTAACTGATAACCAAATGAATGAATTATATAATCATGGAAAAGTAAAAGCACACATTTCTTTTACACATGGTGAGGGATTTGGAAGACCATTGTTGGAAGCATCAATATCACAGAAACCAGTTATCACAACTTCTTGGAGTGGCCCATTAGATTTTTTGAGTGATAAATTATCTGTTTTGTTGCCAGCAGATCTTACAGATGTTAAATCAGCTGCATTTCCAGAGGATATATATGTTGAGGGATCGCAATGGAGTACAGTTAACTATCAGTACTCTTCTAAAGTTCTAAAAGATGTAAGAAATAATTATAAAGATTATAGATTAAATGCTAAAAAACAAGCTATAGTTAATCGGGGTAAATTTTCATTGGAAGCTATGACTAAAAAGTTTGAAAATATATTAGATAAATATCTTCCAGAATTTAGTGAGGAAGTAAAATTAAATTTGCCAGGATCAAATAAAACACAAGAAAGTGGTATAAAATTACCAAAATTAACTAAGGATTAATATGGAACGAATAATAGATTGTCCTGTATGTTTTGATGATCACCAATGTTTCGAAGATATTCAGGAAAATTTTAAAAGCTATATGTGTTTTCATTGTGGGTTTATGAGTGATTCTAGATATACATTAGATAGAAAAGAATTTGAGGAATATATTTTAAAAGCACCTCAGTTGGTTCAAGATTTACAATATAAAGATGAAGAGAGAAATATAGTGTGGTTTCCTTCGGTTGTAAATATGGGACCTAAAGGTATAATTTATCCTGAAGGTGATGTTAAAAATTGGAAGTGGAGATATGCAGAAGTTATAGATATACCAAAATCTATGAGAAAGAAGTATAACGGTTATGATAAGAGGTTGGATGTAGAAAATGCAAAAGTTTATGGTCAGTATGGATTTTTAAAAGCATGTAAAGATATGGGCATAACAGAAGATATTTCAGAAAAATTTCAATCAGAACAGGTAGTGAAATCTTATATCCCTGCAATTAAGAATTAGTTATGAGTTATTATAGCACCCATAGAAGAAAAATAAAAAAAACTACTGTAGTAAGTGTACTTCAGGTTGAAAATGGTGATATTTTATTTTTTAGATATAAATCTAAAAAGGGGGAAACTAGTTTAAAAATAGCCTTAGCTTTGAATATATGGCCAGTAGGTGGAGGAAAGAAAGGTAGATATTTACATGCTTTAGATTTAGCAGAGATAACTTTTCCTGATTTAAAAAGATTTCTATCATTTTTAAGACAGCCGAGTACTGTAAAAGCTGAAGATATGTTTTTTAGAAGAGTTAGTATTCCACCAAGTCCAAGACTAGCAAGACAATTTTATATGCAAAAAGTACGGAGATTTGGAAAAATGGTTGATGCTTATAGAACTTATAAATTAGAAGGAATTACACAAGTAAGAGCAGCAGAATATGATTTTGGTCCAGAAGTCTTACCAAAAGAAGAAAGTGAAATAATAAAGGAAATTGATGAAGATTAGTTATGGTATCACAGTCCATAATGAGGCTGATGAACTAAATAGGTTATTAGAGATATTAATACATCAAACCGAATCAGAAGATGAGATTGTTATCTGTGATGATTATTCGAACCAGGAAACACAAGACGTTATTACAAGTTGGAATCAACAATACGGTGATTTAAAAGTCATAAAATATTATAAAAGAAAATTTGAGAATGATTTCGCAGCTCAAAAGAATTCAGTTATAAAAGCATCGGAAGGTGATTATATATTTCATTTAGATGCTGATGAGTATCCACATGATACATTATTATCTCAGATAAGACAAGTATTAGAAATGAATGAAGTAGATTTAATCTGGGTCCCACGAGTAAATACAGTTGAAGGACTTACAGATGAACATTGTGTTAAATGGGGTTGGAGAGTTACTGATAAAGGTTGGATAAATTATCCAGATTATCAAGCACGAATTTTTAGAAATAGTCCTGAAATTAGATGGGTTAGACATGTGCATGAGATTATAGAAGGTGCTAAGAAATATTCACATCTTCCTCCAGTTGAGGAGTTGGGTTTATATCATCCAAAAACAATTGAAAAACAAGAAAAACAAAATGCGTTATACACAACAATTTCAAATCAGTAAAGAGGTTATTGAATTATTTAATAACTTACATAAAAAATGTTTAAGTTATGGATTAGGTGTTGAAAATAATAATCTTTTAATTTTAGAAAAACTTAGAAATTATAAAGGAAAAGGTTGTTTTGTTCAATGTGGGGTATTTGAAGGAAAAACACTATTACCTTCATTAGTCTATTCAAAAGAAAATAATTTAAATATTCGGTTTTATGGTTTTGATACTTTTGAGGGGTTTCCCGTCATAGAAAGCAATCTTAAAGATAATCCTATTCATTTTGAACATCAATATAAAAATGGTTTAATCACTACTGAACATTATGAAAGAGCTAGAAATAGAACTAATAATTTTGTTGGAGTTAGACATTTAGAAAAAGGGTATTTTTCTGAGGTTAAAGATATTTTTTCAATAGTATCAGAATTTGAAAATGTAAAATTAGTAAGGGGAATATTTGCTAAATCATTGCCACCTTTCATGAAAGGTATAGAGATTTTACATATTGATTGTGATTTGTATCAGAGTTATTTAGATTGTTTGAATAACCTCTATGAAAATGTTGTAGAAGGTGGATGCATAATTTTTGATGAATACTTTTCATTAAAGTATCCTGGAGCTAGAGATGCAGTAGATGAATTTTTTGTAGATAAAGTTGGTCATTTTGAGAACTATGATTCTTTAGATAGCTTTGAAAGGTGGTGTTTTGTAAAGGATGAATAATAGTAAAGTTTTATTGATGGGTAATGGATCTTCTGTTTTAGATGTTGAATTAGGAGACAAGATAGATAAAGAATTTGATTATGTTTTTAGAATTAATAGATTTAAAACAGAGGGTTATGAGAAATATGTTGGTACAAAAGTAGATGGTTGGTTTTTAGCAGATACTGGGGTACAATGGTTGAGGAAACCAACAGAAGAAGTAGAAGGGTCTGTAACTTTAAATACTTTTGAATATGTTTATATCGTAGCTCCTAAATTTAAATTTATGTCTGGTGAATCAAATGATTGTAAGGATGTTCTAAGCGAAACCATACAGTTAGTTCCAATAGAGCACGAAGATGAATTAAATAAAGTTGAAAAGTTTAGTCCATACTGGCCAACAACGGGTTTGATATCAATAAATTTTTTACTTTTGAATTTTGGTAAGATATTTATTTATGGTTTTGATGGAAAGAGTAGAAGGTATAAATATATTCATTATTATGATAGGGGAGATAAGAGTAGATTAACAGAAAGATGGCATAAGCCTAGAAAAGATCATAATATTGACATAGAAAAAAGAATTATTAGTTATTATAAAGAAGATGGTAAAGTTATTGATTTAGTATGAGTCAAATACATATAATATTACATTGTTTGCCTAGAGAAATAGATGATTTAGAAAGAATAGTAAATCATTTGAAACGCTCTAGTCATTTTATTGAAAATGAAGATAAAGTTATATTGGATTTTACATTAAATTTATCAGAAGTATTAACAGACTGGTCTACAAGTAAATTACCAAAAGATTTTTTCGCAGATAAATATAGAATATTAGAGAAGAAATGTGACTGGACATATAAAAATATATTTGAGATAAATGAGGATAATAGATGCTTGGGAATAAATGATAAACGAAGAAATAGTATTCGAGAAAATGAAACGGATAATTTTATGTACTTAGATACAGATGTATTCTTTTCACAATTTAATTTAGCTTATATGTTTAGAGCTTTAGACCAAATTAAAGAAGAGTATTATATTTTAAATTCTCAAATTCTTAGGTTGTGGGATGAAGGTTGGAATATTATTTCAAATGAAAGATATATTCCGATGGGATATGATTCTAAAATTTGGTTGAAGTATGATCCATTTAAATTAGATTCTGAAGTATATCAATATTTGGATAAGGTTAAAGTTAGAAAATTAGATGATTTTAAATTTGGCGGTGGTTGGTTTAATTTGTTTAGTGCAAATTTGTTAAAGTTAATAGATATTCCAGACTTACTTAGCTCTTATGGTTTAGATGATACCTTTGTTTTTGAAGGTGCGAGAGTGATGAAGAGGAAAGGGTATGATATTAACCAATACATATTAGACAATATGTTGGTATGTGAGAATAGAAGGTATAGAGATTTAAATCCTTATGTAAAATATATTTCAGATTTAACAAATAGTGATGCTTTCAAACAAAAGTATAGAGATAATGCTGCTAAACATTATAATTCTGAATTTCAAAAATTGGTACATAGATTATGAGAGATTTTACAGGATACAAAATCATACCTACTGGTGGAAAAGATGGAACTAAAGTTCTTAGAAGAGATGTTATTAATTATTTAGTAGAAAAATATCAATTGAGGAATTATTTAGAGATAGGAGTTAGAGATCCAGATGCAACTTTTAATAAAGTAAGATGTAGATATAAGAATGGAGTAGATCCAGAACCTTTAGGAAAAGAAGTTACCTTTCCTTGTACTTCAGATGAATTTTTTGATATGATAAAAGATGATAAGGAAGTTAAATTTGATATAATTTTTATTGATGGCTTACATTTAACAGAGCAGGTTGATAAGGATGTAGAAAATTCTTTAGAACATTTGGTTGATTGGGGATTTATAGTTATGCATGATTGTAGTCCACCAAATGAATTTAGACAGAGAGAAAATTATGAAGTTGATGGATCGTTTCCTGCTTGGAATGGTACTGTATGGAAGTCGTGGGTTAAATTAAGATGCGCACGTGAAGATTTAAAAATGTATGTGGTTGATGAAAATGATGGGTGCGGGGTGATACATAGAGGTGAACAAAAAATTTGGGATAAAGACCCAGTAGAAGAGTGTATAGAATATAAATACTTAGAAAAGAATAGAGAAGAATTGTTACATTTAGTTAGTGCAGAAGAATTTACAAAGGTGTTTTAAAATAAAAATATGAAAATATTAGATTGTACATTAAGAGATGGTGGTTATTATACTAATTGGGAATATGATGATAAGTTAGTTAGAGAGATAGTACATGCTTTGGAAGAAGCAAGTATAGATGTTATTGAAATAGGATATAAATCACCACTAAAAGGTGGTAAGTATAGAAAGTGTAATGATCATTTTATTCAAAATGTTTTAGGATTTAAACCAAAAGCTAAACTAGCATTTATGGTCGATGTAAAAGATTTTATTTTTAATGGTAGTTTAAATTATAAAATAATAAAGGATGTAATAAAACCATCAAATGAATCTATCTTTGATATGTGTAGGGTTGCTTGTACAATTAGTACATTAGATGATGCTATTAAAATGGTTAAGTTTTTAAATTCAAATGGTTATATTACTACTATAAATTTAATGAGAGCTAGTTTATTAGATTTAGAAACTCTAAAAGAGTGTGTGAAAAGGATGAATGAGAGTAAAGCTGATGTTTTATACTTAGCTGATTCTTTTGGATCTTTGACAGCAGATAAATTATATAATTATATTAAAGTTTATAAGGATTGTTCAGAAAAGCAGTTTGGATTTCATTCTCATAATAATATGGGTCTGGCATTTCCTAATTCTATTATGGCTATAGATATGGGTTTAGATTACATTGATGGTACTATAACAGGTATGGGTAGAGGAGCTGGTAATGTTAGATTGGAACAATTACTTATGTGTTTTGGAACTAATTATAATAAATTAATTGATCTAATAGATAGAAAATTTGCTAAAATGAAAATTGATTATGGTTGGGGATGGAATCATAATTATATGCTTACGGGTTTGAAGGAAATACATCCAACTTATTGTCAAATTTTAGAATCTAAGAACTTAACTGATTTACAAATACAAGATATATTAAAAGGTATTACTAAAAAGGATTCTTTTGATATGTCAGAGATAAAAGGAAAAGATAAGAAAAAGGTTTCGGTAGTTATTCCTGCTAGGTATAAATCTAGTCGGTTTCCTGGAAAACCTATAGTTGAAATAGATGGTATTCCAATGGTGATTAGAGTTGCAGATATTGCTAAAGGTGCAGTAGGAAAAGAAAACGTTTATATTGCTACTGAAGATGATAGAATAGCAAAGGTTGTGGATGCTTATGATTACAAAGTAATTTTAACTTCTGATTCTTGTTTGACAGGAACAGATAGAGTAGCAGAAGCAGCTATGGAGATAGACAGTGATATTATTATTAATGTTCAAGGAGATGAACCTTTATTGAATCCTAAAGATATTTTGGAAGTAATTGAAAAGAAGAAAATGTATCCAGATTTTATTATAAATTGTATGTCTAGATTGGATTCATTTCAATATATAGAAGATAGAAATATACCAAAAGTAGTATATGGTGATGATAATAATTTAATGTATATGTCTCGAAGCGCAATTCCAGGAACAAAATATGCAAATTCTAATAAAGGATATAGGCAAGTTTGTATTTATGCTTTTAATAAAAAAGAATTAGAAGATTATTTAGAGTATGGTTTTAAAAATGGAAAATCTAAATTAGAGTGGGAAGAGGATATAGAAATATTAAGATTTTTGGAGATGGGTTACTCAGTAAAAATGGTTGAAGTTTATGGTAATATACATGCAGTAGATATTCCAGAAGATGTTAAAACAGTAGAAGGTATCTTGAATGAATGAGAGTACATTATATCCGTTAATATTCTTTCATATTCCTAAAAATGCAGGAGTAAGTATAAGGAGAATTTTAGAGATAGATACTAAGATGCATCCCTTTAATTTTTCTAGAACAACAAATCTTGGAATTGATATAAAAAAATATACTGACCCTGGAATTTTTAAGACTTATTATAAATTTACAGTTGTAAGAAATCCTTGGGATAGAATGGTTTCTTTGTATCATTTTAGAAAAAAAGAAAATGATTTGTTTATGCATAATATGTCTGCTGGGAAGGTTTTTGGACCAGATGGAACTATTTGGGGATTTAAAAAATGGATTCTGAATTCTGAAATTAAAGCTGTTAAAAATAATAAAGTATTGTTTGATTTAGCAGAAGGGAAGAAGCCCACTAAAACTAAGAGAACAGAAGGATTTTTAAGGGAGCATATTGATTTTATTAATCAGTTGGATATTATTACAGATTTGGATGATAACTTTTTGGTTGATAAAATATTAAGATTTGAAACTTTGTCTGAGGACTGGAATAGAATGTTAAAGTATTTAAAAATACATCCGATACCACAATTGCCAAGAAAAAATTATTCTGGTCATATTCACTATTCAGATTATTATGATGATGATTTAAGAGATTTTGTTGGGGCTTTGTTTAGGAAAGATATAGAAGTTTTTGATTACCAATTTGAAACTCCAGCTAGTGGAAGAAAAGTATAATGATTGAAGAAAAAACTATTTCGTTAAAAAAACAAATGTGGGAATTAGAAGAGATATCAGATAGAGTAAATCTTATGAAAGATTGGTATAAGGATGAAACTTGTTATATAGTTACAGCTGGCCCTTCACTTAAAAATTTTGAAAAAGAATGGTTGAGGGAAAGATTAAAAAATAATTTGGTATTTACGATAAAACAATCATATTTTATATTAGAGGAAGTTTGTGATTTTCATATAGTAAATTTTACAAACTTTCAACCATATGATTATGGGGATAATGATAAAACAATTGTAGCGTGGGAAGTTTTTGAAGAGTACCATCCACAGATGATATTAGAAAATAATTTTAAGGTTGATTTAATGTTGCCAGTTGTTAGGAATCACGGAGGTTTTGAAAATACTCAAGCAGCTAAGTTAGATTTTGATGATTTTATATTAGATAAAACATTAAATAGAGCTTGGGGTCCTGGATTGATGTATGAGATGGCATTACCTATAGCTATACACTTAGGAGTAAAAGAAATAGTTACAGTTGGTTGGGACATAGGAGACTTGAGTAAGTTTAGTGGTAAAGAAAATAGAGAAGAACAGTGGCAAGATCATTTTTATGAAGGAAGCGATAAAATTCAGTATGCAAAAACACCAATGTTATATGAGGAAGTGGGAATGGTTATAAACACAGTACCATTTGTTAAAAAGTGGTTAGGAACAAAAGGAATTGATTTGAAGATATGCTCAGATAGAAATCCAGCAGATAAAAGTATAGAGAGAATAGAGTTATGAGTGAAATGACATTTTGTGTTTCAGTTTATAACAATGTTAATTATTTACCATTAGCAGTAAAATCAGTAAGAGAGAATTCTTATTTTAAAGATTCACCTTTTATTGTATACGCAGAAAACTGTACAGATGGGACTAATGAATGGTTAGAATCTAATAAAGAAAAATATAATTTAGAGGTTTATATTGAATCAGATAATATTGTAAGAAGTGGTATTGGTGGTGGTATGAATTTCTGTGCAGATAAAGTTAAAACTAAATATATTAACTTTTTGCAAGCAGATACTTATGTAGCTAGAGATTGGGATATTGAATTACTAAGATGTTATGAAAAGAATAAAAAAAGAGAACCAAATAAAAGATGGCATACTTTTAGTTATAGAATTCAACCAGATATTTTCAATGATGAACCGAGAGTAGGAACTACTTTTGTTTCTTTGGAAGAGTTTGGTGTTTATCATCATGATTTTAAAGAGAAATATTTTCTGGATTGGTGTGATCAATTTAGAGAAATGAATGATTTTGAAGTTAGGAAAGCAGAAGGTGTTAGTGGATTTATAAGAAAAGAGGATTGGGATTATATTGGTGGAAATGATGATAGGTTTGCACCTGCTTATTGGGAAGATAAAGATTTATATATTAGAATGATGAATGAAGGATTTGATTTTTCTTTAACTTCTAAATCTTTGATGTGGCATTTTGCATCAAGAAGCAGTAGATTTCCAGATGATGATTTAACTAAGAGACCACAACATTTAGCTGATGTGGAAAGAAAAAGTGGGGAAGAGTTTGTAAAAAAGTATGGTAGAATACCTGAAAATGATGAGAATGATATGGTAAAATCATTACCTATTATTGATGGATCCTCAAATAGAATATTAAAAAAAAATAAGGATGATGAATTCCTTTTTAGAGTATAGGAGTAGTATATGAAAACAGCATTGATAACGGGAGTAAATGGAATGGACGGAAGTCACTTGGCAGATTTTTTACTTACAAAGAGATATATAGTTTATGGTATGGAAAGGCGTTCATCTTTTAAAAATAGAGTAAATACTTTACATTTAGAGAGTAAGAAAAATTTTCATTTTATAAATGGAGATTTGACAGATCAAAATTCATTGTTAAGATGTTTGAAGGAATCTAATCCAGATGAGGTTTATAATATAGCATCACAATCATTTGTAGGAGAGAGTTGGAATACTCCAGAACAGACAAGTGATGTTACAGGTCTAGGTGTATTAAGAATGTTAGAAGCGATAAGAGAATACGGTAAAGATATTAAATTTTATCAGGCATCTTCCTCAGAAATGTTTGGTAGAATGGTAGAGAGCCCAGCAAAAGAAACTACAGCATTTTATCCACGCTCACCTTATGGTGTTTCAAAGCTATACGGACATTGGATTACAGTAAACTATAGAGAATCTTATGATATGTTTAATGTTAGTGGCATTCTATTTAATCATGAATCAGAGAGAAGGGGACTGGAATTTGTTACAAGGAAAATTACAGATGGTGTCGCTAAAATACATTTAGGATTACAAGATAAAATATTATTAGGAAATTTGGATGCGAAAAGAGATTGGGGATATGCTCCTGACTATGTGGAATCTATGTGGAAGATGTTACAACAAGAGAAAGCAGAAGATTTTGTTATTGCGACAGGGGAATCTCATAGTATTAGAGATTTTTTAGATGTAGCATTTCAATATATTGGAATAGTTAAATGGGATAAGTACGTTAAACAGGATTCTCGATATATGAGGCCTGCTGAGGTAGAAGTTCTTTGTGGAGACTACTCAAAGGCAAGAGAACTTTTGGGATGGAAACCAAAAACAAAATTTCATCAGTTAGTTGGTAGAATGATTGAGAAAGATGTTAGTTTATTAGAGGATAATTAGAATGGATAAGATACAATTTATAGTTTGTGGTTGGTGGTATGATGAGTTTGATAAAAAAACTGGTCAAACTGATTTTATAGAATCTTTACAATACTTAAATAGTGAAAATGATAATATTGATATTTTTTGGACTTGTCATAAAAAGCCACCAAAGATTATTACAGAGAATTTTGAGTACCAAGAATATGAAAATATTGGTTTGGAGTGGGGTGCGTATCATAAAGCTTTTAAAGATCTAAATCTAAAGGATGATACATTTATTTTTTATATTCAAGATGATATGGTGGTGCATGATTGGTCTTTTATTAATGTGTGTATAAATCATTTTAAAAATAATTCCAAGGCTAAAGTTATTGGAAATGGATGGAATTATCCGTGGGAAATAGATCCATTAGAAGAAGCAAGATTATCATATTGGTTAGAAACTAAAGATAGATGGGTTGATTATGCAAGACCAGAGAATCAGAATATCTATGAAGAGAAATTACTATGTTGGTCTATGAGGGGAAGTTTTTTAACTTCAAAGCCAGAGTACATTAAAGAGGTAGGTAGTTTTGATTACGTTAATAAACCACTAATCACAATGCCAGATGGAAATGATTCTAGAGATCCTCATGGAAATACTTCAGAGTATTTAAATGGATATAAGTTTACTAAAGTGTTTGGATATGAGGGAATGAAATACTTATCAAACCAATATAGGTTTTCAAAGTATATGACTGAGTGTGGTGCTGGAAATATAAGATTGAGTTATGAAGAACCACCAGATGAAAATTTACCAAAAGGAGTTGTTATAGGATGAAACCAATAAATGTTTTAAAACCTAAATTTAGAACTAAAGAAGTTTTAGATGAAATAAAAGTTTGTCTTGATAAAGGGTGGACGGGTATGGGATTTAAAACTGTAGAGTTTGAAGAAGCATGGAAGAAATATACTAAACTTCCACATGCTCATTTTTTACAATCAAATACAGTTGGGTTACATTTAGCTTTACATATATTTAAAAAAATGGAAGGTTGGAAAGATGGTGATGAGATAATTACTACGCCATTAACTTTTGTTTCAACTAACCATGCTATTATGTATGAAAATTTAAAACCTGTATTTGCAGATGTAGATGAATATCTATGTTTAGATCCAAAATCTATAGAAGAGAGAATAACTAATAAAACAAAAGCAGTTATGTTTGTTGGGATGGGTGGGAATGCTGGTAGATTAGATGAAATTAAAAGAATTTGTGAAGCGGAAGGAATAAAGTTGATATTAGATGCTGCTCATATGGCGGGAACTATAACTAAAAATGTATTTGATGGTGCAGGATATACAACTAATCACGTTGGTTGGGAAGCCGATGTTTCAGTATTTAGTTTTCAAGCAGTTAAGAATTTACCAACAGCAGATTCAGGTATGATTTGTTTTAAGGAAGAAGAATATGATAAGTTAGTTAGACAACTAAGTTGGTTAGGAATAGATAAAGATACTTATTCTAGAACTGATGATGATGGAACATATAAGTGGAAGTATGATGTACCTAATGTTGGTTTTAAGTACCATGGAAATTCTATAATGGCTGCTATAGGATTAGTTCAATTGAAATATTTAGATGAAGATAATGATAAGAGAAATGAGATAGCTAGAATTTATGATAAGTTATTAAAAGATAAACAATGGTTTCAAAAAATTAAAACATCAACCCATACAGATAAATCTGCTAAACATTTATATCAAGGATTAATAAGAGCACCAAAAAGGTTATTAAAATATCCTTCTGAAAAAAGAGATAAGGTTATTAATGAGTTGTATAGAAATAATATATATCCAGGGGTACATTATATTGATAATACAACTTATCCTATGTATAATAATTGGGAAGGAAAGTGTCCAAGTGCAGATTGGTATAGTAATGAGTTGATTACTTTACCATTACATTTAAATTTAACAGAAGAAGATATTGAAAGAACTGTTAAAGTTATGAGGAAAGCAGTTCATGGATAAGGTTACATTCTGTATACCAAGCAAAAATAATCGTAGATATTTAGAAGCTTGTATACCATCTATTAGAAGAAATAGTTTTAGAGATGACCATGATATAATAGTTTTTGTAGATGCTGACAACGATGGTACTGAAGAGTGGTTAGAATCTGTAAGAGAAAAGTATAATATAAATTATACTGTTAATGATAGTGGTTATTTATATGGGATAGGAAAAGCATATGATCATTGTATAACAAAATCTAAAACAGATATTTTTATGATATTTCATGCAGATATGATGCTAGGAAAAAATGCAGATTTAGAAGCGTTTAAATATCTTGAAAAGGGTAAGGTAGTATGTTCAACACGAATAGAACCACCACTACATCCAGAAGGTCCTGAAAAGATTATTGAAAATTTTGGTATGTGGCCTGAAGAAGATATAGAAGATGGTTGGAAAGAAAAAGAGTTTGATAAATTTGTAGAGGATAGTAAAATAAAATACAAAGATAAAACTACTACCGGTTGTTTCGCTCCTTGGATGATGTACAAAAAAGATTTTTTAAAAATTGGTGGTCACGATACTAGATTTCATTCTTGTAGAGAAGATTCAGATGTTTTTAATAGATGTGTATTAGCAGAGTATGACCTTATACAATCTTGGGAAAGTTTTGTATATCACTTAACTGCTCGGGCTGGACAGTTTCAACATGGAAAGTTAACAAAAGATAACAGCTTGAAATCTAAAGAGTGGAGTGATATGATGGATGCTTCAACTAGAGAGTTTTATAGAAAGTGGGGGAGTATTGTATTACATGATGAATATATGTTGCCTATAATTGCACCTAAATATGATATTGCATTTGTTGTTAAGAATTGTAATTATGCACATTTGCATGAGTTAGAACCTTGGTGCTCAGTTATTTATGTTGATTATAAGGGATTGGTGTATCCGTATGTTACTGCAGAACAGGATAAAACAGTAGATGATTTAAAGGAAAAGGTTAAGCTTATTTCTGAAAATCAAAAGATTGATAATGATGTAATTGTAGAGTTCGATTGTAAGTATTTGAATCAAGATAAAATTGAATTCATAACTAAATTAGGATTCATTTTAAATGAAAGTGCTGAAGTTGGAGATATGGAGTTTGATATTTTTAAATTAAAAATAAAATCATTAGAAACTTATGAAAAAGAGTTGATAGGTGGAGTACACTCAATGAAAAAAGGTAGTAAATGAAAATAATAATCTTTAGTACTGATACTAAACATCATACTTACTTTATAAATAAGATAGCAGAATATTTTGATATTTGTTCTGTAATTTATGAAAGAAAAAAGTTAGTTAAACCTTATCTTACGGGACCTTTTTGGGAAAAAGAAGAGAATGAATTTGAAGAGAAGTTTTTTGAAGAGGTTGATAGGGAATTGAAGGTTAATAAAAAAATGGTAGAAGTACATTCTGTAAATAGTAAGCATTTAATTAAATACATAGAATCTTTAAAACCAGATTTAGGTATATCCTTTGGTACGGGTATAATTAAACCTTATATATATAATATTCCAAAGTATGGAACTGTTAATGTTCACAGAGGAGCAATTAAAGATTATAGAGGATTGGATTCAGATCTATGGGCATTATATGATAAGAAATTTGATAAGTTAAATGTTACTGTACATTATATAGATGAGAATCTAGATACTGGAGATGTATTGGATGAACAAAATTGTCCGTTGGATAAAATTCAAGAGCTATATGAGATAAAGTATTATACAACTTGTTTAGCAACAAAAATGATATTAAAACTTTTAAGTAAATTTCAAAGCGAAGGCAAGTTAAAAGGAATGAAACAAAAGAAGTTGGGAAAATACTACTCTGCTATGCCAACAGATAAAAAATGGGAAGCTCAAAACAATTTTGATATAGTGAAGGGTCGTAGGTACAATGGATAAATCTCATATACTTTTATATCATGGAGTTACTAAGTTTAATTCTGAAGGTATAGAAAACATTTCTGGTAAACATATGGAAGCTATGGAGTTTGATAAACAAATGAAATGGTTAAGTGAAAATAAAAATGTTGTAACTTTAAAGGAAATAAATAATACTCCTGACTCTGTTGCTATAACTTTTGATGATGCTTTTAAAAATGTGTATGACGTGGCATTACCTATTCTTAAAAAGTATGATTTACCTGCTACATTTTTTATTACTACAGGATTTGTAGGAACTGATAAAATATTTTGGGTTGATATGGTAGAACATATGATTAATTATTCTAAAAGTACAATTTTAGAATTAGATTTACAAACAAAAACATTTTTTCCAGTACTAACAAAAGTGGGTAAATTAAATTCTATGAATTCTATTAAAGCATTTTTAAAGAAAGCAAAACCTAAAATTAGAGATAGAATAATAAATGATATGAAACAGCAAACTGGTTGGAATGAAGAAAAGTTAGCTGAAAATTATGAAACATTATCTTGGGGTGATGTTAGGAATTTAGATGATACACCAAAGTATGAAGTTGGTGGTCACTCTGAAAACCATGAAGTATTATCATACTTGAGTAGTGATGAGTTAAATTATGAGGTTAAACATTGTTTAGAAACATTATCTAATCAGTTACAAAGAACGGTTGATTCTTTTTCTTATCCAGAAGGGCAAGAAGAACATTATAATAAAGAAGTAATATCTATATTAAAAAATAATGGGGTTACTATTTGTCCTTCTGCTATTGATGGTGTTGTAGATGGAAGTGATGATAATTTTAATTTAAAAAGAATGATGATTGGATTTTGGGATAGAAAGTTTCCGTTTGAGGAGTATTATAATGGTTAAAATAATTGCAGAAATTGGTTGGAATCATATGGGGGATATGGAGTTAGCTAAAAGAATGGCTTATGAGGCAAAGGATAGTGGAGCAGATATAGTAAAAACACAAACTTTTAATGTAAGTAAATTAAAAGCAGGTCCGTGGGATACAGATGGTAGGAGAGAAATATATGAAAAAGCCCAGTTAAGTTTAGAACAACATATTGAGTTAAGAGATTATTGTAGAGATATAGAAGTACAATTTATGTCTTCGGTATTTTCCATTGATGATGCCAAACTACTTGAGCAAGTAGAAACGGATATAGTTAAGATACCTAGTATGGAATCTAGAAATAAAGTGTTGATTGATTTTTGCAACAATAGTTTTGATAAACTAATAGTATCTACGGGAACATCAACCTGGAATGAAATAAAAGTTAATACTGCAAAGATTAGAGATACTAAACTAGTATTATTACATTGTGTTTCATCTTATCCTTGCGATTTTGATATGATTAATTTACCGAGAATAAGAGATTTACAAAGGTTATCCTTATCAGTTGGTTTTAGTGATCATACTTTAGGTGTTGAAACTTCTATTTTATCTTTAGGATATAATATAGATTATATAGAAAAACATTTTACTGTAGATAATGATTTGCCAGGTAGGGATAATAAGTTTGCTATATTACCTAATCAGTTAAGAAGATTAAAGAAGTATGTTGATATATTTTCAATGGTAAATTTAAATCATGGTCCAGATTATCAGAAGAGTGAAGAAGAAACAAGAGAAGTATATTCAGGGAGATGGAATGGTTAAGTGGGTAGGTAAAAATAATATTTTAGCAGTAATACAAGCAAGAGGTGGTTCTAAGGGAATTCCAGGAAAAAATATTAAAAAAATTAATGGTATACCTTTACTTGTTTATACTGTAATGGAAGCGTTCCGTTCAGATATATTTGATCACGTTGTAGTGAGTTCTGATGATGAAGGAATTTTAAGGATAGCAGAATCTAGTACAGCATATCCTTTAAAGAGACCAAAGAGGTTAGCAAAAGATGAAACCTTATCCTATGAATCTTTACGTTGGGCAACTCTTGAGTGTGAAGAGTTATTTAAACGTAAATACGATTATGTTGTAGAATTACCGTGTGTAAGCCCATTGAGAAAAGATTATCATATTAGAGAAGCAGTTTTTAAACTTATAAAAACAGGAGCTGATAGTGTAATATCGGTTACTCAAATGCAAGATAAGCATCCAGTAAGAATGAAGAGAATTGTAAATGATCAAATAGAAGATTTTTGTAGTGAATATCCAGAAGGTGATGCGGGAAGAAGGCAGGATTTAGAACCTTGTTATATTAGGAATGGTGGAATTTATTCAATGAAAAGAGATTTATTAATTAAAAAACATACAAGACATGGAAAAGATTCTAGACCATATATTATGGATGAATTTTCTTCAGTTAATATAGATAGTGAAATAGATTTTAAATTAGCAGAGGCGTTACTAAATGATGAGAGTTAAATTTGAATGTCCTATAACCTTTATAGAATCTGAAATATCTAGAGTATTTTCTGTGGACAATAAAAATCCAGAATGTATAATTTTAAATCCTGGGGTGGATACTTTCTATGGTAAGGAATATTTTGAACAATTTAAGAATTTAAAAGTTGTTGGAACACCATCTACAGGAGTTAATCATATGGACTGTGAATATTTAAAGAAGAAAGAAATAAAATTTTATAGTTTATTAGATGATAGAAAATCTTTGGATAGTATTACTGCTTCAGCAGAATTTACTTGGTTGCATATAATGAATTTGGTTAGAAAGTTTTCATATTCTTTATCTTATGTACCTTATTGGAGAAGTATTGAAAACGAAGATAATTTAAGAAGTAGAGAGCTATCTGGCAGAAAATTAGGTATTATTGGTTTTGGTAGAATAGGAAAAAAAATAAAAAGATATGCAGAAGCATTTGAAATGCAGGTTAAGTTTTATGATCCATATGTAAATGGAGAAGGTAAGGTAGATTCTTTACAAGATTTGAGCGATAGTGATATTATATCTATTAATTGTTATTTAACAGAAGAAACAGAAAATATGATAACTTATGATGTATTTGAATATTTTAAGGATGGGTTAATGGTAGTTAATACATCACGCGGAGAAGTAGTTGATGAAAATTATATAGCTGATTTAGTAGAAGAAGGTAAAATAAATTATGCTTGTGATGTTTTACAAAATGAACAAAATATAGAAGAGTTAAAGAAATCAAGACTGTATAGGTCTGATAAAGTGGTTATTACACCACATATTGCTGGAGTTACAGTAGATAGTCAAACCAAAGCATTGGAGGCAATACTAAAATTATGTATGAAGTAGTTGTAGCAGTTTGTTGTTATAAACAAAAACATTGGTTACATAGATGTTTAAGAAGTTTATCAACACAAACGTTAGAAAAGAGTAAATATGAAGTTGTAGTTGTGAATGATGATCCAAATGATAGGTTAGAGGATATTATAAATGTGTTTGATCCACATATGAATATTCGTTTAATCAATAATGATGATAATTTGGGATTACCCACATCATTAAATAAAATATTAAAAACATCTATAACAAGATACTTTGTAAGAGTTGATTGTGATGATTATGTATCAAGTCATTTTTTATATATACTATCTAGATTTTTAGAAGCAAGTACAGGTTCAAGGGTTATGAATACTGATTGTAACTATCAAGCAATAGCGTGTGATTATTTTAAAGTGGATGGTACTGCTGGTGTAATGAGTAGACATAATTCGGAAGAAGAGTTTATTGCTTGTGGTATAATGTATACTTATGAATCGTTATCAAATTTAGGATTTTATAATGAGGATTATAAAATGAGAGAAGGGCATGAGTTACATAAAAGATTCTTAGAAAAATATAAAATTTATAATTTTAAGATGCCACTTTATAGATATAGAATGCATGATAACAATAGAACAAAGAATGTAGAAGAAGTTGAAAAATTTGATAAAGCGAACAACGATTTATCTGATTTCCAAATGGGTGAGATTTGATGAAGTATATTGTAACAGGTGGTGCTGGCTTTATTGGTAGTAACTTAGTTGATAAATTAATAGATGAGGGGCATGAAGTTATTATATTTGATGACTTGTCTACTGGAGAGAATAAAAATTTGAATCCAAAAGCTAGATTTATAGAAGTAGATATTAGTAAATCTTATTTCAATAAGTATAAAAAATGGTTCAAAGGAGTAGATACGGTATTTCATTTAGCAGCGTTAGCTAGAGTTCAGGAATCAATAGAAAATCCAATTGAGTATCATAATACTAATGTAAATGGAATGTTGAATGTATTAAATTTATGTACGGAGTGTGGTGTTAAGAGATTTGTATTTAGTTCTTCTTCATCGGTTTATGGAGATTCAAAACATTTACCAATCTTAGAAGAGTCTCCATTGAATCCAATGAGTCCTTATGCATTACATAAATCTATTGGTGAACAATATTGTACTTTATATAGTGAGTTATATGGTTTAGAAACTGTTTCTTTAAGATATTTTAATGTGTATGGTGAAAGACAGCCAACTAAAGGTGCATATTGTTTAGTGATGGGTATATTTGCTAGACAAAGATTGGAAGGTAAACCAATGACTATTAGAGGTGATGGTGAACAAAGAAGAGATTTTACTTATGTTGGTGATGTAGTTGATGCTAATATACAGATGGCTTTTTATGAAGGGAAACTTAGAGGTGCAGTATTAAATGTAGGAAGTGGTACTAATTATTCAGTAAATCAAGTAGCTGATATGATTGGTGGAGATAGAATTAATGTTGAATCTGTTATAGAACCAAGAGAAACATTAGCAGATATTAGGCAAATTATGGAATGTTTTGATTGGCAACCTACAATGAAATTAGAAAATTGGATACCTAAATGGAAAAAGGAGATAGGAATAGAATGAAAATAGGAATTATAGGACATGGATATGTTGGAAAAGCTATGGAACAGTTTTTTAAAGATCATTATGAATTGGTTTTGTATGACCCACCAGCAGGTTATACAACAACTAAAGAAGATATAAATAGTTGTGAAGTTTCTTTTGTTTGTGTACCAACACCTAAAGATGAAGATGGTTCGTGTGATATTTCAATGGTTGAGGATACATTAGAATGGTTAGATACAGAGATTATTGTTATAAAATCAACAGTAGAAGTTGGAACTACTGAAATGTTAAATAGTAAATATAATAAAAGTATTATATTTTCTCCTGAATATATAGGAGAATCTACTTATTGGACTCCATATTCTTTTCATAGGGATATGAAGGAGACTCCTTTTTATATATTTGGTGGAGATAAAAAGGTTTGTAGTAAAGTGGTTGATTTATTTTTGCCAGTAGTAGGGCCGTGTAAAAAATATAGTATAACTGATAGTACTACTGCGGAGATGGCAAAGTATTTAGAAAATTCTTTTTATGCTACTAAGATAGCTTTTTGTAATGAGGCATATGATATTTGTAAAACAACTGATGTGGATTGGAATGAAGTTAGAGAATTATGGTTATTAGACCCAAGAATAAGTGATATGCATACAGCTGTATTTAGAGATGATAGGGGATTTGGGGGTAAATGTTTACCTAAAGATACTTCAGCGTTGGTTAAAATAGCAGAAAAAAATGGTATTGATGCAATTTTATTAAAAGGAGTTTTAGATTCTAATAAAAGAATTAGGGTTAAAAAATAATGACTTACTATTTATTGCTGGATGGTGATACAGAAAAAGATGCTATGTATGATACTAATATTTTAGGAGAAGAAAGTTTTAAAGTTTTCTATCCATCTGTAGGATTTTATATGTTACAAAGGATTATTTATCAAAAGCCAGAGTTGCTTGAATCTATTAGAATACTAGACAATCATAAAAAATCATATACTATTACAAAATTTTTGGATAAATTAGAAGAATGGAAAATAAAGTCTTGACTTGTATGGACGTTTATGTGTATATTTGGAGTACATGATGTCGAAGATTGATTGGGAATATTATGAAGATATTGAAGAATCTTCATCAAAGGAGATTAATAAACCAAAATCTAAGATAAAAAAAGCTTGGAAACAAGTAAATGAACAAAAACAAAAAAAACTTCATAAAAAGAAGTGGAAAAATAAAAGAAAGCCAGGTTATGTTAAACAACACAAAGATACATAGGAGTATTATATTTATATTCGTTACAACTTTTTTATTAAATGGTTGTGAGGATGGTTGGGATCCGCATGTTGGTATCAACAATATAGATGAATTAGAGATATCTATCGATCCAAGATTAATTAAAGATGGTAACGGTTATTATCATTTAACTCTTGATACTGATAAATGGCAAACATTACACAGATTTAGTGGAGAAGTATTAGCTGATAGTGAACCATTAGATGTATTTAAAGTTAATTGGGAATCATCTCATTATTGGTATATAGGTGATACATTAGGTTATATAGTAAAAAGACAATTTTCTTCTTATACTGGAGATTATGTGTATTATGATACGCTTTATGTTCATCATTTTGATGGTATGGAAGTACCAACTATAAATCCTGCAAGTTATAGTAACAGCGATGGTGAAATAAATACTATGTTCGCTCCTGTTAAAAGTATGGTAGGAGATACTGTAAAAGTATGGATTTATTGGTTTGACTCTTTTTATGAAGAGTACAGATTAAGTTTTGAAGTTGTATTAGATTAGGAGAAAAAAATGACTTGGGTATATATATCATACTTTATATTGCTAACCATTATCTATGACCTGTTGAGAGGTATGGGCTGGGGATTAGATATGTTTTGGGAAATATTAAAATTTATTTTAGGTTAGGAGAAGTAATATGAAATACCAACTTATTATGAAAAATACAGGTGAAATAGTAACGATTACAGATAGTAAAATATTTGGGCTTAATGAGGCGAAGACATATTATATTCGAATGAAACAATTGAAAGAAAAAGATTTTGATAAGTTATATGTAGTAGAAGAGTATAAACGACCAAAAGGTATGCCATCTATTGGTAGAGGAATTAGATGGTGGGAAGATGAATCTACAGAATTAGATAATTTTTAATGAAGAATAAAAAAACTAAAGATAAAGAGTACGCTGAATTAAAGAAAAAAATATTTGAAGAGGCTACTAATGTTCGTATAGATTATGAAAAAAATCCACCTTCTTCAGAAGAAAGTGGGAGTGTTGTCGTAGTTCATGAAAATAGTCCGTTTTTGGATAAGAAGTATACATTTACAGATGAATGGGATAAGTTAAGAATAAAAGATTTAAAAATAAAGTATAAAAAACTCGAGGAGAAAAATTGATGGAATTAATACTATGGATTTTAGTTGGTATTTTAGTTGGGGGTACTAGTGGAGTATTGTCTATGGCACTATTATCATTTAATAGAATATCTTCTATGGAAAATGAAATACAAGATTTGCGAGTACAAAGAAAATTGTTGAAAGACGAAGTACTTAAATTGAGTACTAAAAGGAAACCAAATCCAAGAAGAAAAAGAAAGAATGTCAAAGCAAGGCGTTAATCCATTTAAGGGAAGAGTTATACCGAAAGGTAGAATTGAATGGGCACTTTCTCAAACTCTTTCAATTTCTAGTGCTGCTAGATTGTTAAGAGTTTCATATAATACTTTTAAGAAGTATGCAAAGTTATATGGTTTGTTTGAAGAAAATAAAAATCAAGCAGGAGTAGGAGTACCTAGAAAGGGTGATACAGGATTTTCCACTGCAAGATTGCAGGACATTTTTGCTGGAAAGCATCCAAGCTATCCTCATTATAAGTTACAAGATAGATTATTAAAAAATGGTTTTTTAGTTCAAGAATGTAATAATTGCGGGTTTGATGAATACAGACGTTCAGATATGAAATCACCTTTATTATTAGATTTTTTAGATGGCAATCCTAAAAATCATGATTTAGTTAATTTAAGACTTTTATGTTATTGTTGTTTTTTTATTTTAAAAGATGCTGCAAAACAACTTGTTACACCTAAAAATGTAGATAGTTTAAGAAAAAGGATGCAGCAAGTGTGGAAAAAAGACGAGAATGACAGTTAAGTTTATTTTTTTTATTTAAAATACACCGCTTTCCTATAAAACTTTATACTTATATATAAATAAATACATTCTCGGCATTTCTTGCCAACATAGAATGTACCTGAATAGGTCGAACAAATTATTGTTCCTAATAACAATATTAAATCCAATATAAAATATGGAGAAAAGTAATGGATGATCTTTTAAAAGAAGCCATTGCAGATGCAAAAGCAGTTCGAGAAACCGCTTTAGAAAATGCAAAAATAGCCCTTGAGGAAGCTTTCACACCTCGTTTGAAATCTATGCTCTCACAGAAGATTCAGAATGAAATGGAAGGTGAAGAAGAAGCTGGTGAAGAAGAAGAAGAAGAAGAAGAAGCACCTGCTGAAGCTCACGAACCTGAACATGATGAAGAAGAAGAGGCTGAACCAGAAATGGAAGAAGGTGAAGAAGAAGAATATTCTGATGAACCTGCTGACGGTGAAGCAGCTGATATGGAAGAGCAAGAAGAAGAAGAGGAAGAAGATGAACTTGATCTAGAAGCTATTCTTCGTGAACTCGAAGAAGAAGCAGAAGAAGATGAAGAGGATGAAGAAGTGGAAGAAGAGTATGAGATGAGCACAGGAGATGGACACGATGAAAAAGGTAAACCAGCTGATGAAGCTGATTTAGCTGAAGATTTGGAAGATTCTTCTGAAATCGGAGCAGGAGACAACAAAGTTGACGCCGATTCCGCAGATTCATCTGATATAGGTCAGGGCTCAGAAGAACCAGCAGATGCTGATTCACCTCCCGCCGGAAAAGAGAATGATGATGATGAAGTAGTCGATGACTTACAAGAAATCGATCTTAAAGAAGTCATTAAAGCTCTTGAAGAGGAAGAGGATGAAGAAGAGGAAGTTGAGGAAATCTCTAAGTACAAAACTGAGATTGCAGAGCATCGCAATGTAATTAAGTATCTGCGTGGTAAGTTGAATGAAGTAAACTTACTTAACGCTAAACTTTTATTCACAAACAAATTGTTCCGTTCATTTGGCCTTACCAATGAACAAAAAATGAAAGTTGTTGAAACTTTTGATAGAGCAAAGAATCTAAGAGAAGTTAAGTTGGTATTTTCCACCTTGGCAGAATCTTTTGGAGGAAGTGGTAAAGGTAAAATTAAGGAAAGCAAAGGGTCTTCTTCTAAACCTGTAGCTTCAACCGAACCTAAAAGTAAAGAAGTAATCACTGAAGGTTCAGAGTTGAAAACTAGGTTTAAGAAGTTGGCTAATATTATTTAATCGTATAAAATACCATAATTTGGAGAAATAAAATGTCTAAAAAAGGAACATTTGATTCAATATCAAATTTGATGGATGGGTATAATCCTCATAGAGAGATACTCGAACAGACAAGACAGTTGGTACAGAAATGGGAACCGACAGGTCTATTAGAGGGTATTGAAGATGAACATAAAGTACATGCTATGTCAGTTCTTCTTGAAAACCAAGCTCGTCAACTTATTGATGAAGCCTCTTCGATGGGGACAGGAGCCAACACAGAACAATGGTCTGGTGTTGCACTTCCTTTGGTTCGCCGAATTTTTGGCGAATTAGCTGCACAGGATTTCGTATCCGTACAGCCGATGAACCTTCCGTCAGGACTGATTTTTTATCTTGACTTTAAATATGGTACAAATCAAGCACTCGCTGATGTTGGCGACAATATCCACGGTGTAACTTCTGGCTCAAATGTAGATGCGAGCCAGGGTCTTTATGGTGCTGGTCGTTTTGGATATTCCATTAATGATCAGACTACAACAGAAAATACTGGATCTTACACAACACATTCTGTTAACTGGAAAGATGTTGATTTCGAACCTGACCTTTCTAGCTCCTTGTCGGCGCTAAGAAAGATTAAGATTGCGAAAACAGCTATGGACAGTGCAGCAGATTTTGAAGCCGTTCGCGCCTTTGAAATTAGTGGTAGTGCTGGTTCAGAGTTAACTGCTGTTTATCCAGCATATACTGCAATTTCTGGCTCTAATATAGAGTGGATTGTAAAACCAGCTAATCCTACAGGCGCAGCTTCTTTGTATGCACTGTCGGTTGAGTTGGTCACTAAATATCATAAAGCACCAACAGATACAACACGTGGTGATTTTGAAGCTACACCAAGCGGTACAGGCGCAGAATCTAACGCAGGAATTCCTGAAGTTGATATTGCTATGCGGTCGGTCGCAATTGTTGCGAAAACCCGTAAATTAAAGGCAGTATGGACTCCTGAATTAGCGCAGGATTTAAACGCTTATCATAGTGTTGATGCAGAAGCAGAACTTACTTCTATGTTGAGTGAGTATGTATCAATGGAAATCGATCTAGAAATCCTTGATATGTTAATGGCTAATGCAAATGCAAAACAAGAGAGATGGTCTGCAAGAGTTGGATATGAATATAGTTCAGCCGCTAACCTTTTCGTTGAATCTTCTGGTTCTTCAAATGCTTATACAAAAGGCACTTGGTTCCAGACATTAGGAATGAAAATTCAAGCAGTTTCTAATGCAATTCATCAGAAAACACTTCGTGGCGGAGCTAACTTCATAGTTGTTTCACCTGAAACAGCTACGATTCTTGAGAGTATCCCTGGATATGCAACGACATCTGATGGCGATGCTTCTAGTAATAAGTTTGCTATGGGCGTACAGAAGGTTGGTCAATTGAACAACCGCTATACTGTCTATAAGAACCCGTACATGTTAGAAAATGTAATTCTATGTGGATTCCGTGGTTCTTCATTCTTAGAAACTGGAGCAGTGTATGCACCATATGTACCTCTTATCATGACACCTCTTGTCTACGATCCCACAAACTTTACCCCGCGTAAAGGTGTGATGACTCGCTATGCGAAGAAAATCGTAAGACCAGAGTTCTATGGTAAAGTGATTGTTGCTGATGTAAATTATGTCTAGTACATAATTTATTGATTTGTAGCATATATACACTTAAAAAGGGTGGGAGTTTTCTCACCCTTTTTTTGTACCATTATATTTATTAATGAGTTAATGTATTAATTTTGGAGAAAAAGTTATGGCAGAAGCGATTTGGGCTGGAAGTGGTTCAGCAGTAAGTGGAACAACACCTTTTGGATTTTATGATGATGATAGTATATACCAATCAGAAGCTCCTAAGTTTGCTATTTGGGCTGCTAAAAGATTGGGGTATCCTATATCATCGGTTGAATTACAAGATACACAATTTTATACTTGTTTAGAAGAATCAGTAACAGAGTATTCTGCGCAAGTAAATCAATTTAATATTAGAGATAACCTGTTAACACTAACTGGACAATCAACTGGTTCAAATTTAACACAAAAGAGAGTTACACCAAATCTTGGTAGAAGTGTATTCTTATCAGAAGCATATGGAACTGAAGCTGGAGTAGGTGGGTTAGTAGATATTAAGAGTGGATCCATTGATATTTTAAGTGGTTCTCAAGACTATGATGTTAATAAATTGTTTGCAGATGTATCAGAAAGTGGTAATGCTATAGAACTTAGAAAAGTTTTTTATGATGCAACACCCGCTATTCAGAGATATTTTGATCCTTACGCATCAGCAGGTCAAGGTTCATTAAATTTGATGGATCAATTTGGTTGGGGTAATTATTCACCAGCAGTATCATTTTTAATGATGCCAGCTTACGCTGATTTGTTACGAATACAAGCAATAGAATTTAATGATCAAATACGAAAATCTGCTTATACATTTCAATTAAGAAATAATAAGTTAAGAATATTTCCTAGACCAACAAAAGATTTTAAACTTAATTTTAATTATGTTAAAAGATCTGATAGGGATAGTTCAACTATAACAGAACACAGCGGATCTTCTGATGTTATATCGGATTTTTCAAATGTCCCATATAACAATATGGAATATCAGTATATTAATCACGTTGGTAGACAATGGATACGGAAGTATGGATTAGCGTTAAGTAAGGAAATGTTAGGTGTAGTGAGGGGTAAGTATGGTACTATTCCAATACCAAACGCAGAAGTTGCGTTGGATGGTGATACTCTTAGGTCAGAAGCTTCAGCTGAAAAAGAGTTTTTAGTAACACAACTTCGTGAAATGCTGGATCAAACAAGTAGAAAAGCAATGCTTGAAGCAGATAAAGATGAAGCTGAATTTTTACAGGAAAAATTAAAAAAAGTTCCATATCCAATTTACATAGGATAATAAAATGCCAAATAGATTTATAGCTCAAAAGGACATAGATACTTTTGATAAATATAATAAAGAGTTAGTTGGTAATTTAACAACAAATCAAGATGGTCATAGCAACCAAATTGTAGTTGTATATAAAATTGCAGTTAATGATACAGAAGTTAATATGTATGGAGAAGCTGGTAAGGGTAAGGTTTATAAACCAGGAGTAAGATTAGCTTGCCTTATATCAGCTGATGATATGGTATATACTCAAGATGAGTATGGACCTGATTTAAGACAAACTACTTCTTTTTCTTTTATAAAACAAGCATTAAAAGATTTAAGTTATGTTGTAGATATTGGAGATATAGTTGATTGGAATGAAGGTTATTGGGAAATAAGTAGTTTGAATGAAAATCAATTAGTTGCAGGACAACCAAGCAATAGCCATTCTATTGTGTGTAGTGCTTTTTTAGCAAGAGTTAGTAATTTAAATATTGAAGAGGTGAGAAGTATATAATGGCAAGAATTAAACCATTACCAAGATCACATAGGCAATCTTTTGGTAGAGCTGAAATAAATAGAGGTGAACAACTATCTAGAAAAAAGGATACTATTAAAAATGTAGAAGTTGGATTGATGGATGTTGATTCAGCAATTATGTATTATTTTACTGAAGTTATAAAACCAGAGGTAGAAGAAAATGGTGAGATGGTTAAAGTTCCTATTATGTATGCTAACGCAGAAAGATGGACATCAATTCAGAAAAGGGGTATTTTAAGAGATAAGAAAAATCAATTAATTACACCACTAATTGTATTTAAAAGAACCACCATAGCTAGAGATGATACAATAACAGTTGATAAAATTGATGCAAATGATCCAAAAAACTTTTATGTTTTTCAAAAGAAGTATTCTAAGGAAAATAGATACGATCAGTTTACAGCA